ATCCGTCATAAGACGTTTAAGAATAATCGGATAACGTTCTTCACCGTTCAAATAGTCCATAAGAATACCGCTTCTCGGGTCACCCGCCTTAGCACGAGCATTCAAACTAGACATGAAAGCTGGTCCATTGGATTCGAGTAGCTTATTATAATCATCCGCATCCTGACCGCTGAAACATAAATTTAACCTACGTTCGTTCTCTTCGTCGAGCATACGGTTATTAATTTCATTGATTTCAGATTGACGACGACTGATTTCATCAGCTGTTCGTTCATGGTTTACTTTCCAGTTTATATACTTCTCCGGATCCAGACTACCGTCTTCTTTCTTGAAATGTTCTGGTTTAAGCCCGTCGTAGTATTTAAACTTCTCTTTGAGCTCGGCAAGTTCAGCTTCTGCCTTCTTGCGACGATTCTTCTCCCTGATATAAGCATAGTCACGTTTCTCTTTATCTGTGTGTTTCTGCTTATTATCATTCTTATCTTCAGCCTTATCTTTACTTTCGTTCACCTTAGCCTTCAGCTCATCACTTCCGTCAGCCTTAGTTTCGATTTCTTGATCAGTCTGTCCGCCATTACTTTCTTCCGAGTTGACCGGCGTTGAGTCTTCCTTCGGGGTTTCCACTTTATCATGACCTTCCTGATTGATGATTTCAGTATCTTCATTTACGGTTTCGACCTTATCATTCGTTGGCGTAGCTTCATATTTCTTGCTCGCCATTTCAATAGCTTGCGCTGTAGTTATCATCGGTTACTATCCTTATCCGGGTTTATCGGCACCCGTTGCCATCGATATAGAAATAATTAGATCTTAACTTTCTTGATTCTGTGACCAAGTAAATCTTTATTTGCCTTCTGACCTATAGATTGAGTATTAACCCAGTCTGCAGCGTCATCAGCTGTTCCATAAACAGTCCTGGTAGTTCCCTTATCACCCAAAGCTACAGTAATAAGGTTGGTTTCCGGATTGAAATCAATATCACCTACCCAAGAAGAAGACTGAGAAATCGGTTTACGAGGTTCTTCGTCATCCCAATATTTCGGGTCATCCTTCTCACGTTGAATAGCCTGTACCACGAGATAATTCTTAAATTCTTCTTTCTCTGGTCCTTCCGGCATAGCCATATAATATGGATAATCTGGTAAATTGGAAATATCCAGCAAGTCGTCATGTTCCTGTTGGGTCTGACGATACGTTGCTAGACGATTTCCTGATTTAAGTGAGTTATTGCTAAAGCTTGGATTTCCAGTATTAACGGTAAATTTCATTCGGATTCTCCACTATTACCTGAGGTTGCTGCATTTCGGCGATCGCGTCATTCAGTTTATCTTCTGATTCTTCGTAAGCCTTCAAAGCTTCGATAGTGGCCTTGCCTTCTTCGATATTGACCTTCTGTTGATTAATATCGTTCTTGACCATGTTATCTTCTGCTTCGTTCTGGAGCTTGACACCCTGGAGTTCGAGCTTAGCAGCTTCTACCTGCATCTTATTAGCTTCAGAAACCTGGAACTTATACATATCGAGCTTACGAGCTGCTTCGTTCTCTAAGAGGTTAGTTTCGGCGTTCTTAAGCTGCTGAGCGAGCTGAGCATTCTCTGCCTTGGTCTGTTCGAGGTCGGCCATCATCTGATCCATCATAGTCCTCATCTGGTTGAGTTCATGGATTGCTTCCGGATCGACATCATCCTTATCGCTGAAGAATTTAATATCTTGCGGCAAGTTGGCCACGATATTCTTAGAAAGTTCGTCACCTACGTCATCCTGAAGAGTATCGGCGAAATACTTGGCGATTAACGGTTTCATATTATCCGGAGTCAGAGTAGCCAAAGCTGTAAGTTCTTGGCGGGCCTTAAGCTGTCTGGTAATAACAGCCGGTCCATTCTCGAGATGGAAATCGATATATTCACCGTTAGAAAGCATCTGTGTGATAATACGACCGAGAGTATAACATGCTACATAAGCGTTATTATAGTAGTTAGCCGTATTGGATTCCTTAGACATCTGTTGGCGTAATATTTCGGTAGCTGTCTTCTCTGGTTGAGTATTGGAAATACCGGTTAAAGGAATACCGGTTACATCTTCCATAAGCATACGACATGTGGAAATAGTAGCCTGGAGGTCACCAGTCTGGAAAGATTCAGTCAATATTACCGGTTGATGCTCGCCCTTCCAAAGATAAGCCATGGAGTCGTCATCGTTTAAAGCTGCGAGGTTCTTCTCGAGACCGTCGATTGCGTCCACATGGGCCATGACGTTCGGTTTGACACTACGACCACATCTTTCGATAAGAGTAGAATAAGCGATATTTGCGCCCAGTTCCAAAGCTAAAGTCTGGTCGATAATACCGGAATAGTTAATAGAGTCATTGGAATAGATTTCATTACCAGCGAAACGAATAATTGGAATAATCGAAATCGGTAATACTACGTTCTGAACTACCTTATTACCGCATATCTTATAGAAATTGACTGTTCCGTCTTCATTCTTGACATAATAAGATACTATAGCTACGGAATCAGCCGGAACTGTCCACTGTGAAAGACCGTTGAGGTTAACCAGAGGTTGGGTATTCGGAAAGTCGAACGGAATAACATCTTCACCGTAAAGTCTGCGGGCCTTACGAGTAGAGATATAGTTAACGATTGCGCCTTCTTCGGCATCGCTACCGTCGACTGTATTAATAGCCGGGTCCAAAGCCACGGAATTGATATGTTTAACAGATTCCAGCACGATCTTTACGTCACCGTTCCTGTCAGCTTCAGTAGAAATAACGATAAACCCGTAGCCTGTCAATACGGCCTTACGGAAAGCGTCTACTACGGCGCTCTTATTATCGTTCTCATGTTCTACCAAGTCGATACGTTCCTGAAGATCTTCATAAGCATTCTTATTAGAAAGTTCGATATGATACGGCGAGCTGGAAATCGGGGATGCGATAGCGTTAACTATGACATTCCAGTTATTTAATGATAAAGCAAGACGATTCTTACCCTTACGATAAGTTCTGGTATATTCGTCATCCCAGAATTTACCGGAATAACGGCGGAGGTTATTCACGGCCTTATTCATTTCATCAGAATAACGGTTATTGCTCTTCTGTAAGAATTCGTTACATTCGTTGATAATCTTATTATCTTCCATAATTCCTCTTTATTCTCTTAATAATTAGCACGGTTAGCGAACATTGACGAAGTCAGAGTCACGTCGAGATCAGCTATCCATCTGGTTGGATCATCCTTATAATCATACCATACATAGAATAATGAGGATCTATGTTCGTCAATATCGTCATTACCGTAATAACGGTCACCTACCCATTCAGACCTGATTGGGGTCACCGTAGAAAGAATAACGTTATTTCCGCTTCTTACGGCATTAATTAACGGAGCTGAAAGATGGAACGTATTGGTATAAAGACCACGTCCTTCAGTTCTGACGAAACCTTGGGCCAAAGCGTCTTCTACCGAGATATTATTATTTCCGAGATTCGGTAAAGTGAATAAGTCCTGAACGTTGATACTGAGGTTAGCCAGACTGATAATCCAGTAGATGCTGGTTGCTACTTCACGTTCACCGCCAGATCGCCAGTCACATACGAAAGTAATACCGCTAGTTGCATAGCCTTCCGGTAAAGTGAGATAAGAGTTGCTGTCAGACGGTCTTAACGGAGTATAGATAAAGCTAGAGTCATATCTACGATATTGAACTTTCTTGGATTTAAGGGGGCATCCGCCAGTATTTCCTTCATATTCCATCATTACCGTAGAATGACTGCCGGTAGCCCTGTTCTGCCAAAGAGTATCTACTATAAAGTTATGGTCAGAAACGTTGGCCAAAGCCTTAAGGTCAACACCTACCAGATCTTCACTATAGTCAGTTCCTGCACTGAACGGAGAAAGGTTAATATAAGATCCGTTTCTAAAGACGTTCTTGGAGTAAATACCACCATGCCAGTAGCCGGTAAATTGGTTACCCATATAAGTTACGGTATCTTCACCCGGATAGAGATTAATAGAGGTATTGAAGATACATGAGGTATATTCAGCATATCTAAGATTTCTCTGTTCTACGTTAATAGTAGAGTTGATATATACCGGATTAATACCTGGAGTATAGAATATTGCGTTAACGTCAACATTATCGAGATAAAGACTAGAAATAATCTGAATATAGTAATCTGTATTCATGGTAATATTACCACGACGAAGACTAAAGTCAGAAATAACGACATTAGCCGTATTGGCGATCGTTAACCATGTATCGATAAAGTTCATATTGGCCGGACTACCGGAAATAACGACATTACCGGAAACATTATGTAATTCTGTATTTCCACTAAGAGTTACGTTATTGAAATAAGCATTCTCTGCGATTGCGCCGGCGAGCAAAGTCACATTGGAAATAGTCTGTTCGTTAAGGTCACCGTAGTCAGCCTCATGTTGCTTATTCTTCAAAGTGATATATACGTTCGGGTCATCAAAGTTATCGAGATTGATACGGTTATTGATTGACGTAAGGTCAGTCCAGTCATAAGTAGTGGTAAACCATTCTTGCTTAAGTTCCATATCTTCGATAGTTACGGATCCGGAAATCTTATCGTTAACTACCATATCACAGTTCTTGAAAGAAAGACCTGTGTGGAATTCGTCAATAACGACCATCTTATTGGTCCATGCCCTCATATCGCCCGGGTTATTATCGATAATGACCTCGTCATATTGAGAGTTGGCCTTTGGATTCCATTTGGTCTTGATAGTTCTAGTAAATAATTGAGTGTTATGATTCTTAAAGATTGGATCGCCGTTGAAAGACGGAATACTTAAAGCGTTAGTTCCGTCGTCAACGAAAGTAGTTCCGTAAGAAACGTCTATTGGTTCCTTAAGGATAGCACTGAGGTTGGTATAAGCGAAATATTTGGCGCTGTCAGTTCCGTTAAAGAAAGGTCTTAAACCCTCTGCGTTACAGTAATCGAAGAGGTTATTAATCTTTAAGGTCTGATATTCGTAGTTGGTTCCAGACATCTGCGGGAATACACCAAAGTGTTTGGAATCTACATGTTCAGTCGGTTTGACCATAATCCAGCGGCCAGTCAAAGCACTGTTGGCCTGGATAACATTACCGCCGTTATCGTTCGCATAAGAATTCGGATTCCATACGTAGTTAATCGGTTCCTTATCGCCGAGAGTATTATATCCAAGTAAAGTGATGACCTTCTTGCCGCCTACTTCCGGAACGTCATTTGGATCCAAAGCACGTAAAGCCGTCATATTCGGAACGTTCATCGGCGAGTTCGACGTAAGATTGAAAGACATTCCGAAGATATTCTCGATAGTATATTGGAGATTCCATTTGGTCTGAACAGACGTATCGATTCCAAGTTCCTGTTCTTCCACTAAAGTTCCGTTACCGATATACTTATAGAAATAAGCTACTACATCAGCATTGATAAATATCTGCTGATCACTTCTACCAAAGTTATCGGTAAGCTGCGGGTTGGCCAAAGCTGTACCGTCACGGTCATAAATATCGGCCGGAGTATTTCCGTCCTTGACCATGACCTCGATGCAGCCATGTAATACTTTGCCGTTATTATCAAGATAACGATTCCAGTTATCGAAATTTCTCATTATTTATCCTCGTAATAAAGGTTCTTTGCCTTAAGGTCTTCTATTGCACGTTGGATTAAACTGTCGTTATAAGCTTCGCGTTTCTTATCGTCCTGATATTGCTTAATAGCCTGACCTGCATAAGGGAACTTATTCAGAATCAGACCACGATCATAAAGTTCTTCACCGAAACGGTTAGTTACGTTATTTAAAGCTATATCTTCAGCGATAAGCTCGCCTGTTGGTCTAATAGTTCTGGAAAGTTTGAGCTGTTCATACGGTTCCCAGTTCTTGAAAGCCTTATAAAGATAATCCTTAGTTTCTTCAGTCATAGTCTTAGAAATATCCGGATGAGTCTTTAACCAGCTTGCATATTTCTCTTCGAACGTCTTTCCTGGTTGATAAATAATACCCAAATCTTTCTCGCCCTTACCAGTCAATATATCAGCAGCACGATATTCAGTCTGACCGTTACTTATCTTAAAGTCCTTAAGCGTATTTCTATAATTAGTAGACGGTTCTATTGCCTTAACAGTTGGATATTCGTTAACGTCGAGCTTATAGCCATCTGCTGAGTTAAGAGATTTATATTGCTTAGATTTATCAATATACGGTTGCTTAACTTCCTTGCCGGTTGATCCTGCGCCAAATTCTTCGAGCTTCTTGGTCAGAGGTTTAGCTGCTTCTACCTTATTACCGAAAGCCATAGCACCACGTCTTAAGATATATGGAACTATAGCATTAGTCATTGCACCGGTTCCTGTACCGATTAAAGCGTCACTACCGGATTCATTTCCTAAAGCATAATTTGCACCATGCTCGACTACCGGAGCGGCGCCATAGCCTATAGCTGCCCCTACTAAGCCCCTACCAGCATTTCCGACTACCTTAGCCATTCTTGCTGTCGGTAAAGAATAAGAAACATCACGAATAGCGTCACCCCAGATTTCTCCAGTCGTCGGGTCACGACCCTGTTCACCAGCCTTCATAATATTCGGAGTTAATACGTCACCGACGATTGCTGCGAAATCTTCATAAAGACCAGAGTTATCGTCTTTACCATGCATGATATTATAACGGTCGATCTTAATCTTCTCGTCAGCCATTTGCTTCATGATACCGTTAAGGTCGGTTCCGTTATTCTTAGCCACATATTCAAGTTTAGCCCTTGGAATATTATAGTAAACATCATCCTTATACCAGTCTTCACCGAATATCTTAGCGAAATCCATCTTAGTATCTGGAACTTTGCTCATAGCGAGCTTAGAGGTTTCCACTAATTCCGGCACGTCAATACCAAAGTTCTTAAAGTAATAATCAGAATTGATAGCCATGAATTTACGTAATTCATTATCTGTGGTAATACCATTCTGAATATCACCAGAAAGCTTAAATAAAGCCTCTTGCCTGTCTTCAGTACCCGGAGTATTCTCAAGTTGCTGAATTCTTGCGTCGAGTTCTTTCAATATTGCGTCTTTGAGTTTAGTATTCATATTATTTACCCTTGATATAGACTAAGCCGGTTCCTTCAGCGTTAACATCAATAGTTCCCTTATAGCCAGCTTCTTTCAAAGCCTTATTGGCCTTACGAATAATAGATTTAGCCTTATTATCATTATTCGTTGCAGCCTTCCATTCTGTAGTATAATTAGAAATAATCTGATTAATTGCTTCAGTTGCTGCTTCCTTATCTTTCTTACGTTTAGCGTCAGCGTCTTCTTTCTTCTTAAGTTCTTGCGCCTTAGTGATAGCCTTAGTTCTAATATTCTTATATTCGTCACCGAAAGATTCGAGCTTATTAGCTATAGCCATACATTCAGCACTAGTCGAACATTTAGCAAGATCTGCTTCAGCATCACCAGTAGTATATTTGGGTTCATCCTGTTTACCATCACCCTGGTTACCTTCAGTATTGACATTCTGACCGATAATGTTACCCTGTTCATCAAACTTAACCCAGCCATACTTATCAGCATTGGCGTTATGTTCGATAATAGCTTCACTGAGCTTAGCACGGTTCTGAGCTGTATCATCAGTATTAAGAATTTCTTTGGCGTTCTTAACCCTATTAACGGAAAGATTCTTCATCTTATCACGTTCGATTTCGTTTGCTTCATCCATACCCTGCTTATTAAGCTTAGCAAGTTTCTCTGCATTCTGACGATTGAGTTCAGCTTCCTTAGACTGACGGATCATTTCTTCACGAGCACGTTCATCGGCCAAGAATTGGTCAAGACCGGAACGATTGCCGGTTACTACATAGTCAAACTTTGCAGCCTTATAAAGCGGGTTATTACGATATTTGGCGAAAGAAACTTCATCCTGTTTCTTCTGAGCGATAATAGCTTCGAGTTCCTTGATACGTTCGTTATTACTTGCTACCTTGGCCATATCAGCGTTATATTGCTCCTGGAAACTTGGGGTATAGTCAATAAGTTCTTCAGAATCTACATTAATAGCGTCATAATCACCCATAGCCTTACTACGAGCGTCATTAGTCATTGCTTCCTGATATGAAATATTAAGGTTATTCTTGAAAGGATAAGCCATTAAAGTACCCCCACTTCTTCGTAAATATTATAATCCGGGTCACGTCTGTATACACCAGTAGACCTATTTAACGGATTCATGTGAATTGGATCCCTGCGATAGAAATATGTAGAATCGTTCTGAATTTCGTTAATCAGTTGGTCGGAGTCCATATTGGCCCCGCCAAATATCTTATCATAAGCACTAGTCTGTTCATCAGAGTAAATACTACGACCTGCCGGTTTATATCCCTGCATCTGATTGGTCCAGTAATCTTTACCGGTAGAATTAGATTCAGAAAGATATTCAGAATAACGGTTATTAATATCTTCATTCTCAGCCTTGAGTCTTTCAAGTTCCTTCTCTTCGTCAGACATACCTTCCCATGTTTCGATACCGCGACCGATAACACCTATTGCGTCCTGACCGGCCTTGACGATACCTTCACGATATTTGGATTGCTGCTTCTCAAAGTCCATACGGTTCTTGATAGCTGCATTAATCAGATTGGAATAATCTGGATTTGCACGAGTATAGATTGAATTCATCTTTATATTCTCCTTAAATTAACCAAGACCAGCTAAAGCTGTATCATATTGAGTTTGAGCTGCGATAGCATCCTGTTTAGCCTTAAGACTGTCGGCCTGACGTTGATCCATGACGTTATAGTAATCATTAGCAAGAGTTCCTTCGAGCTGTAATCTATACTTCTCCTGATCCTGAAGATTCTTATAACGATTAGTCATGTTGGTAATATAGTCAGAATATTCCTGATATTTCTGTGAACGATCAGTATTATATTCCTGTAAAGCCGTCTTATAAAGTTCGTCAGATTTCTGAGCTACACCCTTAGCGATATTCAAAGCAGCACCAGTTCCACGACCAAGACCTGCACCAGCAGCACTATGTTGAATTTGGTCAGCCGTATCGCCTATAATAGCGTCATAATAAGGGTTAAGGTAATCTTCCTTAGTCTTATTACCGAAATAAGTATCGAAATTCTCGTAGCCCTTATCCTTCTTCCAGTCATAGTCATATTTATTTACATCAAAGCTACGAATATCTTTGACATAGTTATCTACGTCCTGACGGTTACCCATAGATCCACGTTCATCGTAATAAGCATCGATGACATTCTGAATCTGTCTATATTCATTGGCCGTAATCTGACCCTGCTCCATGAGCTTCTTGGCCAGTTCTTCACGAGCTTCCCTTTCTTCGGATGCATTCCAGATACTTGCCAAAGCTGTTCCAGCGGCGATACCAAGACCTGCTATAATAGATCCCATTGATTTCCTCCATTAATTTCTATTATTAATAATTAGCATTCATGTTTAT